CCAAAGGGGTCATCCTTTAGCATAGCATCAAAACCTCCTGCCTCACCAAATTTATACTGGAAAGAATAGGGTGATGCACTTTTTATATCCCAAATTTTATCCATAATCTTTACATCATATGTACCTTTAATTTCATCCTTACCTAATACATATTTAACTTTCTTCTGTAAGTCATCTATCTTAACTCCAGATGATTTTAATATTGCAACAGCTAAAGCCTCAATTAAATCACCAAATATAAATCTCATCTTAGCATTATAAGGAGGTGTGTCTGCTTTCGCACCACTTTTTTCCATTTGTAATTGGCACAGAGGTTTACCTATGGAACTCATACGAGGTCTAAATTTTTTCTCTCTTTCTTCTACAAATTGTTTTATAAAAGCCTGTTTACAAGACTCTGCAAATTCATTTACAATATCACTAGAAATAGGAACAGAGGCCTTATTGGCCTCCGTTAAGAATAATTGTACTCTGTTTAGTATACTAGACATTAAGCTTGAAGCACCATCTCGGGGTCATCAGCAAGTTCATTAATAACTTTTGCAGATGCCGCATCTTGTTCCTTATTGCTATGGGCTTTTTGCCACTTGGTTGATACTCTAGCGTTCTCTTCTTCAATAAGAGCATTGAACATATCCATATGCTCTAAGTCTTTTGCAGTAAAGGGAACCTCTTTTTTGTCAATTGCTATTTCAGATACATAATAAATATTACTTCCTGCTTTTCTCTTAACAGTTGTCATATTTAATAAATGGTTTTGCATTAAACTATCTCTACCTTTAAGACTTTTAAAAGCCTCTCCAATAGGAGTAAAGTTTGAACCAGTAACTCTAAATAACACAGGTAAGTTTTCTACTTTTGTAGGCTCTCCCGATGGTGTTGTTGCATCCATAGAAACTAAACCATATACTAAACGATAACATTTAATATTTCGTTGAGCGTCTACTTGTGCAGGAGTTAATTGTTCCTTATCCTTACCTATTACTTTACCACATCTGACTCCACCATTAGTATCAATGGGTTCATCTTTCCATGATTTAAAGATAACAGAAGAACAAGCATACTTGTTATTATCTGAATCATATTCCATGTATTGGAATGTATTAATAAAAGGTCTAAACTGAATAGGTTTATCTTTTATACTATAAACTTTGGATTGAATACCAGAGTCATAGGTACTAAAGACACCTGCAGATAATTGATTTCCATCATCATCTTCAGCCGCTCTGTTTATTATTAGCCTGTCGATTGAGCCTGTACTAATTACAGAACCATCATCTTGGCCGGTCATTTTCATTATCTCCTCTTTACTAAGAGAGTCAAATGTCGCTAAGTCATTTACCATATACTACCTTTCATTGGTTAATTGAACTTTTCTTATACACTATAGAGTATGTTTTTGTCAAGCATAAACTTTAGTATCCAACCAATTAGAGCCTACTTTTAATTCAACATCTAGTGGAATGTTAAAATCAATCCCATACATATCTTTCATCCGTTGAATAACCCCTAAACAACCACTGTTTAGACAGAAAGCGACTTCTTTTTCTTCTCCGGGAAAGACATCTGCCACAATAGAATCGTGTACAGTATTGATAAGTAGGCTCTTGGTTTTATGTTTCTCTAGTAATTCTTGTATACCTATACAAGCTAGAGGAACAATATCGGCAGTGGCAAATCCCTGCACAGGATAATTTTTTATCTGTGTAGAAGAAGTTGCACCACCCCATGACATGCGTTCTGCTTTTGGAAAGGCGTATTGTCTACCTGTAGGTAGAGTAACAACTTTTGTTCGTATTGCCTCACTTTGCAGTTTATCATGCCAAACTTTTATACCCGGATATTTTTTTAAGAAAGCCGAATAATATTTCTTTTCATTTTCAGTACCAGACATACCTCCATACAAAGGTTTAAATGTATGTGGCTTTGCTTCTTGTCTTGAACAGCCGATAATACTGGCTGTGTAATTATGTACATCAACACCATTTCTTATATCTTCCATACCTTGTTTATCTTGTGATAAAAAGATAGCTGTTCTAAATTCTAATTGGGCGTAATCAATTTCCATTATCTTACCTCCCTCAAATCTAGAACTAATAACCTTACGAATAGGAAATGTACTACCTCTTGGTTGATTTTGGAAGTTAGGATTACGACTTGATAATCTACCTGTAGCAGTTACAGTTTGCATAAAACTAGGATACAAAAATCCTTTATCTGTTGTAAATTTTTTAATACCCTCAACAAATGTACTAAGATAAGTCTCTAGTGCATTGTATCTTGTAATCTTTTCAACAAATCTTTTTAGAAATTCATCTCCTGTTTTTGCTATTTTAGTTAAAGTTAATCTATCTGTTTTAAATCCTCCCTCTGAAATCTCCATTACAGAAGTAACAGTAGCATAAAATCCGGCCTTATCAGACAATTCTCTGTAAACAAATCCATCTCCTTTACATTCAGAACACTTACTTAGATTACTCCAAGGCTCTCCATTTACTTTTATTTTTTGTATGGTGCCTTTACCTTTACACACAGAACATTGTTCTGCTTTTGTTTTGTACACAGGTTGTAAATGTTTAGCAAATATTTGTTTTAATTGTTTAGGAGTAAACTTAGGTCTTCGTTTTTGTTTCTTTGTAAATTTATCTATACCTAAATTAAATATTCTTGACCATTCTTTTTTATCTTTTACTTTTATTCCATAAATTACCCAAGACAATTGCTCGGGACTTGCAGGATTAATTTTTGTATCCCCCATGCGAGTATGCAGTTCTTCATCTATTTTAACACGCAATGAAGCGTACTCAGTTTGAAAATCTTTTTCAACTTCACTTAATGCTTTTCTATCAATATATATTCCATTATCTTCCATCTTTGTTAGAACAACAAGAAACTCACACATATTTTTTATCGTTAATAGCAAGCCTTTGTGTTGAGGTTTTTTTAATTGTATCATTTGTGATTCAAATAAAGACTTGGTTGCCTTTACATCTATACGACCATACTCTTCTACAATACCAATAGGGATATGTTCAAATGAAACATTATTTTTTATATAGGATTCTGTCAAATCAGATTTTTGTATTACCCCTCTAAATGCACAGCAATCTTTTAATTTTAAACTTCTCTTGATACCCCTATTAAACACATATTCAATTACCATCGTATCACAAACTTTACCATCATATTTAAAACCTGCCTCCCATAACCACAATAAATCAAATTTAGTATTGTGACCAACAAGTAAAGTAGTCTTATCTAATATGTCCTGTATAATTTTTCTATTAGGTATACCTTTAAATTCTGAATGTTTAAAAAATACATACTCATCATTAATACCTAATGATACTAAAAAATTTTTAGGGTTTTTAGCTGAAGGGTCTTTATCTTTATCTCTACCTTGAAAACTTGTTTCTACATCAAATACACTAATCATAATACCTCGATAGTTCTGGGTTTATCATACAGTTAATCAATCCATGATACCCTGTTATTTTATTTTTACTTATATAAACATTTCTAGCATGTTCATCTCTGCCTTGATGAGTAGCACACCCAACACCAATAATTAAATCTGCTTCTGCTGCTTTACCTGTCTTACTTCCTTCCATCATATCAAATGTTAATTCTATTTTACCATGCCCATCTGCTGATGCTTGTGATATAGCAATGACACAACAGTTATTTCGTTTTGCTATCTCTCTTGCACCTGTATAGATAGCACGAAGTTTCTCATCTGTTCGTGCAAAGTTACCCTTAACATTTACTTTATCTAATTGGTCTATAATTAGTATATCTGGTTTTTCTTTCTGAACAAACTCATCAACCTCATCTAACGACCAATCAACAGTATCAAGTATATTAATATTATGTTTTACTTCAGTCCATTTTTCTTTAGCTGTAGTCATATCAGCTCGTATTTCATCAAATGTCATACCTGCGTGGGCATTAATTAGTCTCATTTGAGTCCTAATTGCAGGCTCCTCGTTGATAAGTGCACATACTTTGGCACCTTGAGAGGCAAATCCGTCAATTCCTGCGACTAAATTAATCCAGAAGGCTGTCTTACCACTCTCTGGTCTAGCAAATATAATAACAAGGTTACCCTCACCAACACCATTAACATTTTCTTTTAAGCCCCCTAAATTAAATTTCCATTTAGTATTATCTTTTAATTTTTCTATTAGACTATCGACATCTGAAGTTATGTATTCATACACATCCTTATCTGTATCATCAAATGAAACTTCTAATTCTTTTTTTATCTCAGAGAAGTCAGAGTCTTTTCCATTATATATTTCTGTAGCTAAAACAGCAATTTTATTTGCTATTCTTCTTTTATACAATGCACGAATAATATTGGTAGCAATGTTTTCATTAGGTAAATCTAATTCTTTTATCTCCTTAACTAATGCATCAAAGTTTTCTCTCTTTGCTCTAGTAGTTGCAGGATTATACACATCCATGTGTAAAGAAGATACCTCACTAATACTTAAATCACTATCAGAATCTTCATGGGCATGTTGTATTGTTTCATACAATTCCCCGGTACCATTAGTAAAAAACTCTTTAGCTAACTTACTTTTATTTTTAGTATAAAATTTTTTATTTAGTAGTAGTCTTATTAATTCTTTTTCCATGTTGTCGCTTTCATTTGTTTAATTATTTCTTTCATTACATTTGTTTTATTTCTATCTTTCCATAAGTCTATATAAAACTTTACATTCTTTTTGTCAAGTATACAAGATGCTGTGTTAAGGGGCCAAGTTTTTAAATACGCTAAATAACTTTTATGCATGGACATATACATAGGAATTTCACTTCGTTTTACTTTTAATTTTTTTGTCTCCCCTGTTAAAGAATATACACAATAAAAATATTTTTTTGTTTCTCTAACAAACCAAGGGTATGTTCCGCAATCAATTAGTTTCCACATTACTCTACCACCTTGTAATCATTGCCATACTGCCAGTCATCTGTTTGTTTACATGGATTACAAATTCTATTTTTTATTCCCTCACTCATAAAAGGTTTGTTGCACATCATACAATCTTTTTCAACTTTTTCTTTTTTACTTTGAAACTCTGGCTTTCTAAAGTCATAGTAGTCTGGTAATTCAATTTTTTCTTTTGTCATTTTTTTTACTATTCCTTAACATGTTAACCCAAGTATCTTCAAAAGTATTAATGCTTTTTTTTATATTGGATTTTGATTTAACTTTTTCTTTTAAATCATTATACATAAAATCTGTAAGTAAGTCAACAAACTGTGTCTGAAAAAAACTTTTAATCATTACTACATTTCTCCTTATCTTTTACTTTACTACAATAAAACTCTCTAGCTTTATCTTTTGTTTTATTTTGTTTAATTAATATCTTTTCTTTTTTATCTGGATTAGGATTTTGTGTCAGCACATTATCAATTACTTTAACTGTTTTTTTTGCTACCATATAAGCACATCCATTGCAAGTAGCAAGTAGTATTAATATTAATAATAACATAACAAAAAATCTATACATAAAATTTAATTATTCCTGTTAAAAAAATAGAAAAGGCAATCGCATTAATAAATATGATTGCCCTATCATTCCACATCATTCCAACAACAAACCACCCAAACACACCTATAGCATGAAAGAATAAATTATAAGGAGTTGTATCTAAAGATGTTAATACCATACCAATTAATAAAATAAAACTACTAATCCATTTAATATACCATGTTAAGCCACCGGCAGGAGTAATTTTATTAGGCATGTTTCCACCACTCCGGTGCATCTACACCTCGTTGCCATTTAGCAAAATAAGCTTTAGCACCTTTATAATATTTTCTATACGCAGTTACATAGTCATCATCTTTGTATTCATCTGGCATACATTGAGGAGGCTCTTTAAAAAATCCATCTGGTATATCATTTATATAATTATTATCATAAATTATATTTATAATTCTAGAAGATTTATGTAATTTTTTAAATCGTTTCGTATATTCTTGACTAATAAAGACAGCATTTTCTAATGCCCAACGAAAACAATCACGATTAAATCCTACCCATTTAGTCATAGGATGATTAGGGTAAGCTTTTTTATATAAATCTACTGTGCCATTTAGTAAATCAGATGTAGTATTTTGATGTTGATGTACAGCAGTAGATAGCATCTGTGCTGATTCTAATAACATTTTTGGCACATGCTTATCACATAATCCATTGGCTGCCCATTGTGGGTCTTTGTGTAAAAAAAATATATTCATTTATAGCTCCTTGTTAATGTATTCTTTAACAGAATACTTTAAAGCTTTTATAATACTTATTGCACCTTCTGTCAAGGTTGTCTTACCTGTTAAATTAGTTAGTAATTGTGCTTGATGGCACACTGGATAAACTAAAGTTTTGCCAAAAACTTTTTCTCTCTTAACGTATACTGTTTCATTAGTCATTAAATAACCTTTCTATTTGTGTTTTATCAAAATACTTTAAATCTTCTTCTAGTATCTTAACTTCAGTATCCATATAATATCTTAATTGATTGCTTATGTCAAATGCCTTGGTTGTTGCATCTCTATCCAGTGCAACAATTACTTTCTTAAACTTTTTCTTTAACACCGGTATGTAACTGTCTGGTAAACTTGTACCCATTAATGCTACTCCTGTGTGTGTTTCTGATACAGCACAAGCACTAGCACAATCTTCTACAAGAACAGCAGTATCACTATCCCCGGAAATAAAAGGATAAGACTTATCTCCGTACATAAACCATTTAGGATAGACTTGTGAGGTTAGGCCCCTACCTACTGCACCTCTTATCTTTTCTTTTTCTTTTATAATAAACACAGCCCTATTTTGTTTTACATCATATTTTATTTCTGCGTTTCCTTGTATATAGGATTCCATACAATGATTCTTTTTTAAATAATCTGTACATTTATCTGTAGAAAAAATACTGACAAAACTTTTTGGCATTACAAAATCTTTTTCTTTTTCTTTTTCTTTCGTTACTACGGTATTAATTACCTGTTCCATAGTCATCTCTCCTTCATGATTTCCTTTGGCTGAACAAGACGCATGAAAGCAATACCAAAGTAAATCGGAATTATTTCTTTTTATTGTGAGAGTATTTGTGCCTTGACAAAAAGGGCAATCCATTCTGGTGTCTACTTCTCCAGATGGTACAAGAGTTTTAATTATATTTAATTGTTGGGAAAAATTCATAGGGGTACTATACTTTATAAATAAAAATAAGTCAAGGAGGGTAAGGAAATTAAAAACCCCTCCTTGACTGCAGTCAAATCAGCAAATCCCGATTTATAACCATATGCTAGCTATGGGTGGTGTGAAGACCAAATTATGACACTCATTTGCCTAATGTGATTATAATAACTAGGGAAGCGAAAGTTATAATCACAAACTCTTAAACTTATGTGAGTAATACTAGGGTTAAATATTAATGCAATCCATTATGTATTACTCACTTAAATTTGGGTAGTTTTGACTATGCTTATTGCACATTCATGGCACTACCCAAGCCATTAGTGTATATTTTAGGTGAGGGAAAATATACAAAAACCTAGAGTTTAGGTTAGCGACTTACAACTCCGAAAATTGTCGTATAGTAAGACCCGCCAAGGGCGTAGGTTTTCACTATAAGAGGGGATAGAGCAAGGCTACTGCCTATTGCTAGGTTAAGATACTCTTGATACCCCCTTTTGAATTACCTATGTGGAACTTGCTTCTTTGGAACTCCACTACCAGAGGGTGATGCTATCACCAATGCTCTCTAGGTAATTCTAATCTGGGCTGTGATTGAGTATCGCAACGATTTTAATCACAATTAAGTATGTATGCCTAGGACTACTCGCATACACCCAAATCTTTTAGTTCTAGAACTCAAATGGGGTGTAATATATCCATTGTTATTATCTTGTTTTCACCTATTGAACTAGACACTCTTATTGATAAATCCATGCACCTGTAAGTATTAACTAGTATTTTACAGCTAGACTTCATTATCTTTATATGCAGTACCACCATCAAATTCGGTTGGGTGCATATAAACTCTTAAAACTT